TTTATACCCTCCATTAAAAAAATGATAAATTCCTTTTTCTATTACAAACATTCCTTTTAAACTAATTTCAGCCAATTCTGGCAGTTCTATACAAACAGACTGACCTGGTATCAATATCAATTTTTCTGAAAGTTGTTTTAATAGCAATGTCTTTTTTACACGACATTTTTGTGCTAAAAAACTATCTCCCATTGCTTTTAAATCATATTGCGTCAATCTATGATCTACTCTTTGATAGTACAATATTCTTCCCCATTTTTTGACTTCTTCTTCTTTTTCTTCTCTATAAGATAATTTTTCTGTTTCCAATCTTCCCGCTTGAAACAACTGTATTCCATTATAAGTATCTTCCGATATATCCGTTGTATAAATATAATCTTCTATACTACCATTACATTGCAACACTTCATTTGTTATCATATCGTTTTTTTCTGTTAGTGTCAGTTTTCCTTCTTCATCATAAAAAAAATATTCTTTTCCTATTTCCTTTTTTGTCATATTCAATGCTGTATTAATCATATCCCAAAGCGTTTGTCCTTCTTCTATTCTTTGCGGAATTTGCCATACAGTATCACAAATTTTTCCTACTTCTAAGCCATAATCATTTGCTATCATTTGTATCAATTCTGATGCTTTTTTGTTATAATATACATAAGTATCTTTATTTTGTACCAAATAAAAAAATTGGTCATATGCTGTTACTTCTATAATTTGTTTTGAAGTTCTACTTTTTCTCATTATCCACCCTGAAAAAAATAACTTATCTTCTGCATAAAATTGTATTTGATTTCCTTCTACAAACTGTGTAATGCCATCTCTTATAATAAAGCAAGTCATTTTTCCACAAGTCCCTAATATACTTTTCTCAATAGTAACTTCTCCTTCTAACAAATTTGTTGCATCATATACCTTTTCATTATTTTTTATAAGCATCTTTATTTCCATTTTTATCACCCCAAACGCAATATTTGTCCTACCTGTATTTTATTTGGATTTACTATATTATTTTTTTCTGCAATTTCTTTATATCGACTACCATCATTGAGCATTGTTTGTGCAATTTTCCAAAGGCTATCTCCTTTTTTTACTGTATAAGTATTCGGAATTTCTTTTCCTTCTCTTTTTACTCCAAATTCTTCTAGCACTGTTTGTCCCTCTTTTTGTTCCATTTTATACGTTGCAGATGTGATTTTCCTATATTCTTTCAAATTGATTTCTACCCAAAAATCACCTTGTTCTCCTCCCCTTTCCAGTACTGTATATCTTTCAAAAGAAACATCTATATTTCCACTAAACAATTCTGTACCATCTGCTAACTTTCGAAACACAATCAAACTTACTGGTTTTTTACTCATTTTATACTGTCTAAACTGATTTAAAAAAAATATAGGTGGCTGAAATACACCTTCTGTTTGTACAAAACTATACTGTACTGCTGGCAGCAACACTGTAAAAGAAATTCTTCTCAATCCTATATCTTTTAATATACTTCCTTCTCCTATATCTACTAAATCTACTTTCTCACTCTCTCCTTCTACATTTGTTATCAACTCTGATGGTGCTACTGGCAGCAATATTTGCTCTCCATTTTGCTTCATATAAAATCGATACATATTTTTCCCCCCTTTTACTGCACTTCTTCTACCACTTTTTTCAGTTTTTCATATTCCCCTGCTGTCAGCAATTCCAAAAGTAATGTTTCTTTCCCTATTACACAATATTTATTTTGAAGTTTTACACTATTTAAGTCTGGAAATACAACACTTTCTGCCAACACCATTACTTCATACAAATTTTGTTTTCCTTCCTCTTTCATTACTCTACATTTTTTTAATATATTTTCATTCTCTTTTTGACTTAATGCTCTTATTTCCCATACAACTGCATTTCCTTGTTCATCTGTCAATCTTTCTGAAATTACTATTTTTTTATTTTCTATTTCTTTTCTATTTTGTTTATAATATGATTGCACTTTTTTTCTCTCCTTAATCTATATAATATATGTCCCCCACCTAACACGGTGGAGGACTATCTTTTCCTTTTTTACAATTCTTCGAATTCTTCTAACAAATCTGCATCATTAAATGTAAATGTCAATACTTCATCTAATGCTTCTTTCTCTACATCTAATTTTGTAATAAACATACTATCAATATTAACTCCCTTTAAAAGTACTGTTTGTTTTCCTGTTTCACTTGTAGGGTCTTCATTTGTTACAAGCAATTCAAAATAAGTATCTGCCCCATTCTTCATATACTCCAACATCACTTTTCGAAACAAACTTGAAACATAATACACTTCCATTGTTCCAGTACCTTTCCAACCTCCAGCTTTATGCTGTTTTGATGTCAATCCTAATATTGGTATTTCTGATTTTGTTTTTTCTACTTTTGCCTCTACATTTTTCGCCTGCATAATTTCATATCGATTTCCATTGATTAATGCGAAACAAGTACCCAATGCTCCATTAATTGTATCTTTTGCTCTCAAATATGCCATTTTTTTACCCCCTCACCAAATTAAATCACTTCTACCTTCATATACAATTTTTCCATAGCATCTGTTGGTTTCACTTTTTCATACACTACAACATCTTGCTTTTCTGTTCCCTGCATAATTGTAATATCTTCTGGTTCAAATCCTTCTATTGCTTCTATCCCTTCCAATTGCTCATGATACTGTATCAATTCTGCTTTTAACAGATTTCTTCCATTATCATTATTACTTTGTTTTCCCAAGTAATATTGACTAAATATTCTTGCTACATCATTTGCTATAGCATCAAGCACTCGTATTACTCTATTACTTGAAAAATCACTATTTTTATTACTTTCAAATGACGTAAATGTATTAATATCTCTCAATACTCTAATATCATCGCCATCTTCATAATACAAAAGTTCTCCATTTTGCAATCCTTCTACAAATCTTGATTTTTTATATTTTGCCTTAACACTATATTCTCCATTATATTTTTTATTTGTAATACTTTCATTTACTTCTGCTCCTGCCTCTGCTCCTGCTGTCCAATACACCAGACCTGTTTTCTGTTCTTCTGTTTCATTTGTTACAGATATAACACCCTCAAAATCTGCTTTTGTATAGTTAAACAACACTGTTACAAATTTTACTCCTTCTTCATTTCTTAATCTTTTTGTAAATGCTGTAAACAATCCTTTTGTTACTTCATCTTCTCCTGCATATGCAAGTACACTAAAATTTTCTTTTTCTGCTTCTTCCAAAAAATCAGCATAGTCATTTCCAGTTACTTCTTTATTTGTTCCACCTGTTAAATTTATTCCTGCATTTGCCTGCAACGCTCCCGTCCCCTGAAATGTTACATAAGTATTTTCATTCAATTCTTCTATTGTTTTTACAGTTTGTGTATCCTGCAACACCAAATCCAAATATGTTTTTACATCAAATGCTGTTTCATCATCTACATTTTTTGTGATTACAATTTTTACATCATTTCCTCTTATTCCACCATATTTTGCTTGTACAGTACATTCTCCTATTTTTGCACTTGCTTTTTCTCCACTATTACAGCGATAAAGTAACGCCTTTTTTGCATACAAAAACAATTCTCTCAGCGGTTTCATTTTCTCGTGGGTATAATCATACCCAAATATATCCTGTGCTTCTGTTTGAAATTCTTCTGCTTCCACTGTCATCATACCACTTTTTCCCCAATCTAACTCCAGTGCCATACACACAGTTCCTCTTTCTCCCAATGTTCCCATCGCTCTTGGTTGTGATACAAAATTGATATATGCTCCAGGTAATATTTTATTTTGTACTAAATAAGTACCTCCTCCTAATGCCATACGCTTTCATCTTCTCCTTTCTCTTTTTCCCTCTAAATACATTTTAATTAATCTTTCGGCTTCTTTTTTACTATACTGTTTTCCTTCTTTTAACACTGCTTGTACAACATCTTTATTCCATTTTTTATTTTTACTTTTCAGAAACTGCTCTTTTTCATACACATCTTTTTCCTCTTGCACTCCTTTTCCTCCTTACTTTTAATATCCTACTACTTTACTTCCATTATGTTCCAATCTTTCCATTTTTCTTTCTGTTACAACAGGTATAATTTGCACATAATAAACTACTTCAAACTGAAATCCTTTCTCTGTCATTTTATGCTGCATTTTTACTGCAAAAAATTTATCTTTCCCTTCTCCTATCAACGACAGCACATCATACAATATTTCTGCTTTTTTTGTACTTTCTGTTTTTGCTCTTTTTTCTTCATCATTTCTATATTCTACATTTATTGTTATCCATTGTTCTCGTCTGCCCTTTAAAAGAGGTTTTTGTTCTACACTTTTTACAGTTACTCCAAAACAATTTTTATTTCCTTTTTGTGGTACTTCTTCTCCATACACTTCACTTTGCTCAAACTGTTCTGTTATTGTTTTTATTACCATTTCTTTTATGATTTGCAATACCCCTTTTTCCACTTATTTCCCCCCTTTTTATATTACATCTTCTCTTTTTAATGCAATTTCATTATGTGTACTATAACTTACCATTTCTCCTACACTTCTAAATACTTCCCCTTCCTCCTTTTTCATTTCAATTTTACTTCCTGCTAATATCACATCTTCTTTACAAAACAGCAACACTGCATCGTATATTATTTCCGCAGGTAATACGCCATTTTTTACTGCTATTTTAGGACTTCTACACAATCTACATTTTATTTGCTTTTTTTGTTCTTTTTCCGAAAATAATATTTCTCCCCAATTTTGCTTTTCTTTCTCCCATTCTGTTACAACACAGTTTTCATTAAAAAATTTTTCTATCTCTTTTTTTGCCCTTTTTATAATATTTCACCTCTTTTCTTTACTTCACTTTATTACCATTTCATTTTTCGAAATTTATCTAATTCTTCTGAAAATGTTTTCATTAAAATATTCTTTTGTTCTCTCCAACTACTTGCTTCATTTTGATAGCTTACTGAAACATTTCCTTCCGTGATGCTTTTTAAGCGAGCGCTTTTTTGTTCTTCTCCATAATTTTCATTATCATAAAGCAGCATCGCTATTTCTACACAAACATTTTTTAATTCCTTTGGTAATTGTTCTATATTACAATACCCCTTTACCATTTCAATGCTTCTTTCACTTACAAAAAGCAATATCTCATCTGTTTGTTCTTTTTCTTCTTCTATTTCGTACACCACTTCTTGCTTTGTTCCATATTCTTTTATTTCTTCTTTCTTTTGTCGAAGTTGTTTTATTTTTTGATATACTTCCTCTACTGTCACAAAATATTCTTCTTTGTTACTATTTTGTTCCATCTCTTTTATCACCCTTATGCCTGTCCATCTATATTTACCCATATTCCTTCCATTGCATTATCTGGTATCCATAAATCGTGATATTTTCTATAGTCGATTTTCCAAGCATTTGCCTTTTGATTTGTTAATGGGTCGAATATTCTTGTTACATCTGTTTTAGATACTCCTATCAATGCATGGCGTACTGCTACAATCCAATTAATATTTTTTGCATCTGCTTTCGCTTCAAATCCACCTTCTGTTTCCCCCTCTGTTACTCCATCAAAAAACTGATACCCTGTTTTTAATCTTGCAGAAGGCACTCTTATAATAGGACTTCCATCAATATTTTTTACTTTTAATTCCACATTTCCTTGTTGAAAGGTGCCACTCTCCAGCATATGATTACTTGCTATATCCAATAAATTCGCTACTTTTGTTGACATTGTTACAATTACTTCATTCTCATCTCCCACAATATCTTTTATAATTGTAATTTCTTCCAGAAGTTTTTGCACAATACTATCTTTTTCTGCGTGGTAATTAGACACTTTTTTATTTTGTGTTGCCAATTCTGCTATTTTACTATAGCGATATGCGTCAATTTCTGGTATTACTTTTGTTCTCTGAAATTCTCCCATTACATTTCCTGCTACCAATGCGAAATTTGTTTCATCTACATCTATCGCATCAAGCTGAAATGTTCTTCCTCTATCTTGTGTCATTTGTTTTGTTTCATATGTTAATGTAACTGCACCTTGCACAAATCCATTATCTCTATCATATGTACCCAGACCATTTAATTCTATTTTTGGTATTTTTACCTCATTTCCTCCTGTATACTGCACTTGTCCGCTGTTTTCTTCCATCCAACCGCTTGTTGCATCTGCTACCAGTTGCTTATCTAACGCTTCCATAAATATTTTTGCATATTCTATTGTATTAATACTCATACTATTTTTCCTCCTTTTATCTTCTCATCAATGCTGCCTGAAATTGTTTTGCTGCTTCACTTTTTTTATCTGTTTTTCTATTTGTACTATAATATCCTGTTCCCTCTATTTTTTTGTTTTCTTCTTCAAATAAATAAGGGACTTCTCTTTTTAATTTTTTTATATCCAATCCTTCTATTGTTCCATCTTCATTTAAAACAATATCCTCCAATTCTACCAACGCAAGCAATGCTTTTGTATTTCTTCCGCCTGCTTCTTTTAATGCAGATTGCACTACATACTGTTTCAGTTTTTCATTGTAATTCTTTTTCAATTCTTCTTTTTCCTTTTTTAACTGTGCTATTTTCTGCTGATACTCTTGTTCTTTTGTTTTGTACTGTTCCTGCTTGTCCATTTTCTCCATCTGCATCATACTTTTCATTCCTTTCTTTTTCTTGCTTTATTGCTTCCATTTCACTATTTACGTCTTGTACAAATGGGTGCTGTGCTAAAAGTGTTTTTTCACTTACAATGCCCTTTGATGCTGTTATCATATTTACTGTTTCCATATCATCTGTAATGCCATTCATATTTAATTTAAAATCTAATTTGTTTACATCATATTCTGTACCTTTTTTTCTATTATTATCTTC